CCGGGGGTGGTGGTGGCGCAAGTGCGGTTGGTGCTGGGTCGGGCAACCTGGGGGTTGGAGGTGCTGGAACTGCGTCTTCGATTACTGGAAGTTCGGTAACTAGAGCCGGTGGTGGCGGTGGAGGCGCATATAGTGGGTCGCAAGCGTCTGGCGGCGCTGGTGGAGGTGGTGCAGGGGGCTGGTCAAGTAACAATAACGGAACTTCCGGCGGGGCAAACACTGGAGGCGGTGCAGGGGGAAGTCGGCTTGGATCTGGGGGTGTAGGAGGGTCCGGCGTAGTTATTCTTAAATATCCAGATACTCGTACTATTTCCAACCCGGGTGGCGGACTTACTTACTCAACATCAACTGCTGGCGGTTTTACTGTTGCAACATTTACTGCCGGAACCGGTAATGTTTCTTGGAGTTAACGATGGCACATTACGCATTTCTTGACGAACACAATATAGTTACTGAAGTTATCGTTGGTAAAGACGAAAGCAACTTTGACTGGGAAACCAAATACGGAATGTTTCGTGGTCAGGCGTGTAAGCGCACCTCTTACAATACCTACGGTGGTGTGCATTACACCGATGGGCAACCATCCGAAGACCAGTCAAAAGCGTTTCGGAAAAACTATGCTGGCATTGGATATACCTACGACCCGCAACAAGATGCTTTTATTCCCCCCAAGCCATACAATTCATGGCTGCTAAACGAAGAAACTTGCTTGTGGGAACCACCTGTTCCTTACCCTAATGATGAACAACGCTATATATGGAACGAAGAAGCCCAATCTTGGGATTTAATTCAGGAGTAACAGATGGCCTCTACCTTTTCAGATTTAAAAATTGAACTCATTGGAACCGGCGAACAGGTCGGTACATGGGGATCTACAACCAACACTAACCTTGGCACAGCCATCGAAGAGGCCATCGTCGGGTCGGCTGACGTTTCGTTCTCTAGTAGCGATGTCACGCTTACGCTGACCAATACCAACAGCACCCAATCGGCTCGGCATCTCCGACTAAACCTCACGGGGACCAGCGGCGGGGCACGTAACCTCATACTGGGTTCTGGGTGCCAGATCGACAAGCCCTACATCATTAACAACGGCCTAGCCGACACGGTCACGGTCAAGAACACCACGGGTACAGGAGTCGCTGTCCCTGCTGGCAAGTCAATGTGGGTGTTTAACAACGGCACCAATGTGGTGGACGTCACTACGCACATGACATCGTTGACCCTAGGTTCTGCTTTGCCGGTGGCTTCTGGTGGTACGGGTGCAACAACGTTGACAGCCAATAATGTCCTGCTTGGTAACGGAACATCTTCTCCACAGTTCGTAGCGCCAGGTACATCGGGCAATGTTTTGACCTCAAACGGCACAACTTGGACTTCTTCTGCTGGCTCCCCAGCGTTTGATTCTGGTACTGTGATGTTGTTTGCCCAGACCTCTGCACCCACTGGCTGGACTAAAGACACATCTAACTACAACAACTCTGGCCTTAGAGTTGTGACGGGGTCAGCAAGCACAGGTGGCTCGGTGGATTTTACAACTGCATTTGCTTCACAAACCCCAACAGGCTCAGTATCAATTACAGCGGTATCAGGTTCGGCTGGTGCTACAACACTTACTACACCTCAAATCCCGAGTCACACACACTTCGTTTCAGTAACTGGTCCCGGTTCAAACCCCACAGGCTTTGGCCTTAGCCCTCAATATATAACAGGTGCTGCAACAGGCGCAACCGGTGGCGGAGGATCGCACACTCACCCATTTTCGTTTTCAAGTGGATCAGGAACGTTTAGTGGGAATGCTATTGACTTGTCTGTTAAGTATGTTGACGTTATTCGGGCTACTAAAAATTAATCATGCAACTTAAAAACGGAACATTTTGCCCGCTGATAAAAAAAGACTGTGTTGGTCTTCAATGCGCTTGGTTTACTCGGGTGCAAGGTGTGGATATGAACACTGGCAATCAAGTAGACGATTATCAATGTGCAATCGCTTGGATGCCGATGCTTTTAATCGAAAATTCCGGACAACAAAGACAGACTGGTGCAGCGGTGGAAAGTTTTCGTAATGAGATGGTCAAGGCTAACGAAACATCTCAAAAAGTTTTATTGGCATCTTTGGGCTTTCAAAAATTACAGGATCAGACACCTGTCCTTGAAGTAAAGACCAAGCCAAAGGCTAAAGTTGTTAACCCCAAACTTGTTAGGAGTAAATAATGAGACTTGTAATTATTGGACCAGATAACACTGTCGGCAAGGACAATGTGTTCTATTCAAACCTTGATTTGTCCGAATGTGGTCTTCCAGTTAATTTTTGGGCCCTTCAGTGGAACGAACATGGAAATAACATAGGGCACATTGAATACGATTCTCCACTTATTGATAACACTCCGATTACAGAACTTCCAACTTGGGCAAATGCTTGCCTCGCAGTTTGGCAACTTAAAGCAGATCAAGAAGCTTCTCGTGTTGCCGAAGGGCAAGTTGCTTCACAATAGAACCAACAGGAAAGTTAATATGGCAAATCCAGAAGTCAAAATTGGGTGCGTGGCTAATTTGTTTAGTCGAATGATGTACTTTAAAAATGTTGGTGATATGGAACATGGTCATACACATCAATTTGACCATTTAACACTTTTGGCTTCTGGACGACTTCAAGTAACTGTTGACGGCAATGTTTCAGAATTTGAAGCGCCGCACATGATTTATATCAAAAAAGATAAAATGCACGAACTTATAGCATTAGAACCAAATACAGTCGCTTACTGTATTCATGCTATTCGTATTGGTGAAGGTATTAATGACATTGTTGACCCATCAATGGTCCCAGAAGGTGTTCAGATTCCTCATGATCCTTTGTTATGCGACTTGAAATAATTCAAAATAATTACTTACATGTTCCGGGTTTTATAACATCCAATTTTGCTGCTGCTTTTTCAAAAGAGTTTAAACAACACTGTACTAAGTTTAATCTTGAGGGTGATATTCAAGCGCCTAATTCGCACTCAATGTACAACTTTATACCGTTTTTAAGATTGCTTGTTGAAAAAATACCTGAAGTTTCAGAATTGTTAGGAGAAAAGGTTTTACCAACTTACACATACGCACGTGTTTATAAAGAAGGTTCGGAACTTCTTCGCCATCGTGACCGCCCTGCTTGTGAAGTTAGTTTTACAGTTAATCTTTCAAAAGACAAAGACTGGCCTATTTATTTTCAACGTCCTGACGGTTTTGAAACATCAATTGAATTAGAGCCTGGTGATGCTGTAATGTATTTAGGGTGTCAATCAGATCATTGGCGTAATAAATTTGAAGGTCAAGAGTGTGTGCAATTATTTATGCACTACGTTCGATCTTACGGCAGCAAATCTTGGGCATATTTTGACAAGTTCCAACAACAAGAACCAACTCTACCAGTTGATGAAATACCGAAAAGTATTTTATGAAAAATATTAATGATTATATTGTTGTGTTTGAAAATGTCATGACTAATGCTCTTTGCGATGCTATTTTGGAAGAATTTAATAAAGAAGAAGAATGGCAAAAAACAGTAATTGGAAACGGTTTGGTTGATGATAAGATTAGAACCGCTGAGACAATTGTTTTGTCTTACCCACATATCATAGACAAAAATCCAAAAGTAAGGTCTAAATTAGATAAATATATTTTTGCATCTGCTGGGTTTGCAATAAAAAAATACAACGAAAAGTTTTCTTTTTGTAGAATCGAAGAAGATTCTGGGTATGAACTTTTACGGTACAAAGAAGGTCAATTCTATACGCAACATACAGATTCGTTTAAAGCTAGACCTCGTGCTGTATCTTGCTCGTTTATTTTAAACGACGATTATGAAGGCGGAGAGTTTGCTTTTTTTAATCGTGAATTAAAATACAAGTTAAAAAAAGGATCGTGTATCATGTTCCCTTCAAATTTTATGTATCCGCACGAAATAATGCCTGTTACTAAAGGTATTCGGTACTCTATTATTACTTGGTTTATATAAAGTTTTTATCGAGAAAGTAAATGGACCCGATTACCCTACTGGCAACAGCCAGCGCAATATGGTCTGGGCTAAAGAAAGCCTCCGAGTTCGCTCAGGAGGCCGAAGGTATCTGGGGGCAGTTGTCCAAGTACTGCGGGGTTGCGGATCAGTTAGAGCAGGTCATCCAGAAGGAAAAGAACAAGCCCAAAAAGCCCAAGATTTTCCAGAAACTTGACTTCTCCAACGATACTCAGGAGGCGTTTAACGTCTTTGAGGCAGAGCACAAGTTGATGCAGATGGAGAAGGACATTCGCCACGAGTTCTTGTACGGCGCTTTCTGCAACCTTGAAGGCGGTTTTGGTGGGATGGATGGCTACCGCAAGTTCTTGGAGATGCGCCGCAAGATCAGGGCCGACCGCATTAAAATGAAGCAGGATCAAGAAGCCGCTGAAAAAGCCTTCTGGGACAACCTGATTCTGTGGATTGGCGGGGGTACAGTGGTCGTTATCGGCGGCATGGTCATCTACGCAACCATCATGGCAATCATTAACAGAGGCGCTTCATGACGTACGTCCTTTTGGTCTTTATGCTGGGTTCTGAAATACGGATTGAGACCTTCCAGACAATGCTTGAATGTGAGGCAAAGAAAACTGAGATTTACAAAGAGACCGGTGGACGTGCCCGGTGCTTATGGATACAGGAGCCAAAAAGTGTTTAAAGAGTTGACCACTGAAGAGATTGAAGTCCGGGTCTGGGCCACCATCGTTCTGGTGCTGGCTGGGATTCTGTTGGTTTCCGTTATTGCCATTCTGCTGGCGGTAATGTTTGTGGAGCAGGACATGGAACGCATTGCTCCAATTGACGAAGCCTTCTTGGGAATCATGAAGGACATAATGTTGTTGTGTATTGGAGCCATCGGTGGAATCGTGGGCCGTAAAGGTGCGTACGCTGCCGCTAATATCGCTAAAAGCTCAGAATGGGTTGGGAGTGGAGAGCCTCCCAAATGGGTTAAAGACATGGATACGTCAAAAATAGAGGAAAAATTATAATGTTGCCACTCGGAGCCATACTAAGTATCGGGGAGAAAGTCCTCGATAAAGTCATGCCTGACCCCAATGCGAAGGCCGAGGCCCAAGCCAAACTCATGGAGATGGCGCAGCGTGGTGAACTGGCTCAGTTGGAGGCCAACGTCAAAGAGATGCAGTCTGCCCGTGACCGGGAGATTCAGATTGCCACCAGCAGTGCGGCTCCCATGCTCAACAAGATTGTCACTCCGGTGCTGGCCTTGGGTACGGTGGGTCTGACGTTCATTCTGTTCGGCGTTATTATTTTTGTAGATGTGGACGCCGACTCCAAAGACATTCTGATCTACGTGCTGGGTGCGCTGACTTCAGCCGTCACCATGGTGCTTGGCTATTACTTCGGCTCCTCGGCTGGGTCCAAGGAGAAGAGTGCTCAAATTGATGAACTGCTGGAGAAAAAATGAACCTGACCAAAAACTTTACCCTTGCGGAGATGACCAAGTCCGAGACCGCTCTGCGTCATGGACTGGAGAACAACCCCGGTGAGCAGGAACTTGCTGCACTGCAACTACTGGCTGAGAAGGTGCTCCAGCCTGTGCGGGACCACTACGGTAAAGGCGTTAAGGTGAATTCTGCCTACCGGCACCCGGACGTCAATGCCAAGGTGGGTGGAAGTCGTAACTCGGATCACACCCGTGGGCAGGCCGCAGATATTGAGATTCCCGGTGTGGCAAACGCTGAACTGGCTGAGTGGATCAGGGATAACCTTGAGTTCCGCCAACTGATCCTTGAGTTCTACACCCCCGGCATTCCTGACAGCGGTTGGGTGCACGTGTCGTACGTGGCTGAGGACAACAAAAAAGAGGTGCTGACAGCCACCAAGAAAGATGGTAAAACGGTTTATCTACAAGGACTTGTGGCCTAACTATGCCCTTCCTCAAGCTTAAATTCAAGCCGGGAATTAACCGGGACACGACCAACTATGCCAACGAAGGCGGGTGGTACGAGTGCGACAAGATCCGGTTCTTTTCTGGCTACCCACAAAAAATTGGCGGCTGGATTGAAACTACGTCCGAGCGGTTTGTGGGAACGTGTCGTCAGATGTGGAACTGGATCACATCGTATACCGACAATCTACTGGCAGTAGGCACGAACGAAAAGGTCTATATCGAGGTCGGTGGTATTTTTTACAACATAACACCTATTCGGACTACATTAACCACACCTGACACAGACGACTGTATTGAAACAACTAATACGTCTACGACTGTCACTATTAACGTAACGGCACACGGTTGCTTGGTTGGAGATTACGTCACCATATCCGGCGTAACAGGAGATGTTGGTGGAATCCCTGATGCCGAGATCAATACTGAGCACCTTGTTTTAACGGTACCTGATGCCGATTCGTTTACGATCCAAGTTACAACTGCTGCTACTTCTACGGTGGCTGCTGGTGGCGGAAGCGCCATTGATATTGCCTGTCAAATTCACCCTGGCTTTCCTTCCATAACGGCTGGATATGGTTGGGGTACAGGTGCTTGGAGTGGTTCATACGGATGGGGGCTTGCTTCTCCAACGCCCGTGTTTCTCCCGCAGCGAGATTGGTGGTTTGACAACTTCGACAACGATTTGGTGATGAACATCCGGTCTGATACGACCGGAACAAACGTTGCTGTGGGTGGGCCGATCTATTATTGGGAACGGGGGACGTCAGTCAACCCAACCACTGCTTTGACCACGCCAGCGGTTCTGTTGTCTTCATTGGTAGGGGCAACAGATGTACCTGAAACAGCCATGCAAATTCTGATTTCTCAGAATGATAAGCATTTGCTTGCCTTTGGGTGCCAGCCATACGGCGGTTCTTCAGGAGACTTTGATCCTCTGTTGATTCGTTGGGCAAGTCAAGATGACCCGGTGATGTGGGAGCCGTTGGCAACAAATTCTGCTGGTTTTCTTAGGGTTTCTCGGGGATCTCGGATTGTTCGTGCACTTGCAACACGGCAGGAGATTCTTGTATTTACGGATACCCACTTGTTTGCTCTCCAGTTCTTGGGCACAGCCGATGTGTTTGGCTTACAGGAATACGCTGACAACATTTCCATCATGGGGCCACGGGCAACCATCTCTGCTAACAACATCACGTATTGGATGGGACTTGATAAGTTCTATATGTATGACGGTCGGGTGCGAACCCTCCCCTGCACCCTGCGGGAGTACGTTTTCAAGGACATCAACTACGCCCAGTCTGACCAAGTTATTTGTGGAACGAACGAGGGCTTTAATGAGGTCTGGTGGTTCTACCCAAGCGGGACTTCAGACTGGGTAGATCGTTATGTGATCTACAACCACCTCGATCAAATTTGGTATTACGGACAGTTAGGCCGAACCGCTTGGCTGGATGTGGCTTCCCGTGACCTGCCAATTGCAGCCTACACCCCAGAAAACCAAGATCCGGGCCTTCTATACACCCACGAGTCTGGCATTAATGATGCTGGCTTACCCATGGAGTCTTTCATTCAGTCGTCGGACTTTGACATCACTGATAACAGCGGTGAGACATACATGCTTACCCGCCGGATGATTCCAGACATCAACTTCAATACCTCAACGGCTGCGGCTCCAGAGGTGACGTTAACCATACGCCCTCGGAATTACCCAGGCTCCAACTTCCAAAATGATCCATCTGATTCCCAGCGGGTGATTAACACCTCGGTCAGCACCTTTACAGATCAAGTGTTTGTACGTGCTCGGGCCAGACAGATGGCGCTAAAAGTCAGTTCGGTGGACTTGGGAGTGCAATGGCAGTTGGGCAATCCACGGCTTGACGTACGCTCAGACGGAAAACAGTAAATGGCAATGGAGAAATTCAGGCACTCGCCGTTGCCTAGACCCCGTCCTGAGTACAGCGAAGAGCAGATGTTCCAGCTTATCCGGGTGTTGGAGTTGTACTTCAACCAGTTGGATTCCCAGACTCCGCTTCAGGCCGAGTACTTTCGTGGACGGGGGGACAAGCTTACCTTCCCCCATATTGCCGCTTCTGACTCAACCGATCAGATTGCTACCGGTGATGACACTCCGACCATCGTAACTTGGGATACTCTAGAATCTGGGAGTGGATGGACACTTGCCTCCAACGCAGCAACTGCACAATACGCTGGGGTCTACACCATTCGATACAGCCTTCAGTTTATTAACACGGCAAACGCACAACATTACGCAACGGTTTGGCTCCAAAAGAACGGTTCGGATGTAGCAAACTCAGCAACCATATTCACTATCCCGGCTCGTAAAAGCGCAACTCCGGGCGAGGAAGGTTATAACGCCGCTTATTCCGAGGCGACTTTTACTGTGGCTGTTGGGGACGTTATAGAACTGTATTGGGCTACTGACCAAGCCTATGACCCCATAACGCCGCTTGATGGTGTTTATATGTTCCACGACGCAGCCCAAGTCTCCCCCTTCGCCAGACCCGCCATCCCATCGGCAATCGGCTCAATCAGCTTTGTTTCAGCACTTCCCTAGGCTTGACAAATCAAGGATAATTTGGACATGGACTACAAACAATCAGCCAAAAAATTAGCCCAGCAAGGTCGCTATGGCGACACGATGCTGATGCACGTCAGCCCCAAAGAAGTAGCGGGCCTCAACTACTTGGGTAGGAAATACGGTGCTGAAGTCACCCGCAACCCAAAGACCGGGTTGCCTGAGGCATTTAATTTTGCTCGACTTATTCCGATGATTGCCGGTGCGGCGCTTGCCCCTTATACAGGTGGTGCTACGGCTGGTCTTATTGTGGGTGGTGTTGAAACCGCTCGTACGGGTAGTTTGTTAAAAGGTGCCCAAGCAGGTTTCGGTGCTTTTGGTGGCGCAAACCTTGCAACCAACATAGGTCAGATGGGTGCAGAACAAGCAATTGCAGAACAAACTGCCGCTAATCTTGCAGCCACCGGTGCTGAAACTGCCGCCGCTGCGGCGCCAACCGGTGCAGATATTCTTGCAGCGCAACAACCAAATAGTCTAGAGGCTTTCCTTAGCCAACAGGCTGGTGGTGCTCAATTTGTAGACCCAACAGTAACCGGAGTCCCCCTTACTCCAGATCAAATAGCAGCCAACGAAGCCTATGTTAGAGCCGGGCAACAGTACGCTCAAGCCGCTACACGAGCGCAAGCAACTGCTGCCCCAGGGTTTGGTACGCCAGACTTTAAGCCCACTTATAGTGATATAGGACGTGGTTTTGGGAGGTTGGGAACTACTGAAGGCGTTAAAAGTTTTGGTGCTGATCTAATGTCAGATCCCATGCAGACCGCTAAAACAGTGGGTGGTATCTACGCTTCTATGGCTGAAGAACCTGAGCCATACAAAAAAGAACCGATTGATTATAGTAAGTACCCACAAGCAGAGCCGTATAGGCGCAACTACCGTGAAAACCCAGATCCTAGAAGGGATCGTGAGTTTGTTTATTATGCAAATAAAGGCGGAATTTCAAGGTTTAATGTAGGCGGTCTTGCTGGTGGCTACACCGATTACATGCGCCAACTGCAACAGATGGTGAATCTGCGTGGCAAAGGCTATGGGGCAAATCCTGAAATGCCCAGTCAGGCTGGCACCCCGATGCAGGCAATGAGCACAGGGGATAAACCCCAAGAGATGGACAAGATGCGTGCTTACAAGGCTGGCGGCTCTGTGCCCACGCTTGAGGATGGTGGGTTTGTTCTGCGTGCCTCTACTGTTAACGGTGTGGGCAACGGCAGTTCAGAAG